GTTGAGGTTGTCTTACACATCGTTCCTTTTTGGTATGTTGGGGGCAATGATTATATCTATTTTTGGATTACCCATTTTCGCAGGTTCGTGGGACATAATCAACGGTCAATTTGGAATACATGGTGAGGTTTGGCAAAACTTTAAGGATGGATTTTGTCAATTGACTATAAAATGTAGAAACAATTTGCGATAAAAAAGAAATAAAAATGATTGAACAAAAAACATACTTAGGCAATCCGTTACTCAAGGGGGCATATGTACACCAAGACTGGTCAGAAAAACAGGTTGGTGAATATATTAGATGTCAACAAGACCCAATTTATTTTATCGCCAAACATCTGAAAATTGTTTCTCTCGATGAAGGATTGGTCGATTTTGATCTTAGACCTTATCAAAAAGACATGATCGAGAAGTTTTATAATGAACGATTTGTGATCTGTAAAATGGCCAGACAATCTGGGAAGTCAACCACAATCCTTGCATATCTTCTACACTATATCCTTTTTAATGAAAACGTGAATGTTGCAATTCTCGCAAACAAAAAAGCAACAGCAATGGAACTTCTTGGAAGATTACAACTCGCATACGAACACCTACCAAAGTGGTTACAACAAGGAATATTGATATGGAACAAGGGAAATATTGAGCTAGAAAATGGCTCTAAAATTCTTGCAAGTTCCACTTCTGGTTCTGCTATTCGGGGTGGTTCATTCAACATCATTTTTTTAGATGAGTTTGCATTTGTGCCTTCCAATATTTCCGAAGAGTTTTTCAGTTCTGTATATCCTACAATTACTTCGGGTAAGAGTACGAAAATGTTCATAGTTTCTACTCCTAATGGAATGAACATGTTTTACAAGTTGTGGACGGATGCAGAAGAGGGGAACAATGATTATGTTCCCATTTCTGTTCATTGGTCGCAAGTTCCAGGCAGAGATGATGAATGGAAACAAAAGACAATTCGGAATACGAGCGAGAGGCAATTCGAGGCAGAATTTGAATGTTCTTTCTTGGGTAGTTCTAATACTCTTATTTCGACCGAAAAACTCATGTCGATGCCGTTCAAAAAACCAATTTATCAATATGATGGATTGGATATCTATCAAGAACCTATAATGAACCACACATACGTTATTGTATGTGATGTTGCAAGAGGTGTCGGTTTAGATTATTCGGCATTTTCGATATTCGATGTTACAAAACAACCATATCGACAAGTTGGGAAGTATCGAAAGAATGACATATCGCCGATGTTGTACCCCAATGTTATTTTTACAACTGCACGAAAATATAACGAGGCATTTATTTTAGTAGAGGTGAACGATATTGGACAACAAGTTGCTGATATTCTCTATCACGATATGGAATATGAAAATATGATGATGGTTACGATGCATGGTAGAAACGGGCAACAAATAGGGGGCGGATTTTCTAAAAACGTATCGATGGGAATTCGTACAACAAAACAAGTCAAGCGAATAGGATGTGCAACACTCAAAGATTTGATCGAGAGAGACAATTTACTTATTGAAGATTTCGATACGATTAGTGAATTGACAACATTTATTGGAAAAAGTACATCGTGGGAGGCGGATGATGGGGCTCATGATGATTTGGTGATGGGATGTGTTCTCTTTTCTTGGTTAGTCCAACAGAGGTACTTCAAAGAACTCACCGACCAAGATATACGAGAAAAAATGTTTGCAGAACAAATGAAAATGATCGAGGAAGATATGGTTCCTTTTGGAATTATCAATGATGGTAATGATCCTGATGAGTTTCAGATCCCAGGCGATGATAATATTTGGAAACCAATAACCGATAAAGATCAATATGAATATTTCTAAAGGTATTCTTTTTTCATAGTCTCTGACTCAAAACCAAAATCGTCTTCTTCTTTTGCAACTTCGATATTCAACAACATAAGTAACGCATCTATTTCTTTTTCCAACTCTGGTCGAATATTACGAAGTCGGAAGAGATATTTGATACTTTCTTTTTCGATCATCTCTTTACTAACACGGACAGAAGTATAACTTTTTTTGTTTTGACTTTTGGTTTGGAGTACGAGATGTTCGGGGTTGACACAACCATTGTTTTCACAGGTTTGATGAACAACCATATTTTCAGCGATATTTCCTTTGTGTAAAAGATATGAAAATCGATGTGCGGGCATAGATTTTCCATCAACCGAAAACATACCATAACCCTGTTTTTGTCTGGCCGCTGTCCAAACATGGCAGTCATTGGTTTTGTTGACTTTTGTATTAAACCGATCTATCGTTTTTTGTGGAAACTTCATGTTTACCGTACACTAAATATTATTAGTCAATTACGGATATTTATAAATATTCTATAAGGATGATAAAACAATAGTACAGAAGTATGGTCGGATCAAGACAACGAAAACTAAACAAGATCGAGGGTCGACAGACAAAGAATCGAAACAATTCGAGGATTTTCGTTATAATTGTACAGGCACTAAAAGATTATATAAAGGTAAACAGTTTAAGTTTGCAAAACCGAATTCAAAAAAATGGGTACGTTTAATAAAAAATGATTATACCCAAAACAATACAAATAAAGGAGAAAAATGTCGTTTCAAGTAAGTCCAGGCGTTAATACCTCAGAAATTGATCTGACCAATGCAGTAGTCGCTGCAGGAACCTCTACTGGTGGGTTTGCTGGAAGATTTCGCTGGGGCCCAATCGAAGAGGTGACTTTGATCACAAGTGAAGATAATTTGGTAGAGCAATTCCAAAAACCAGATGATAATAATTTTGAGCATTTTTTCACTGCTGCAAACTTCCTTTCGTATTCGAGTGCGGTGAACGTTGTTCGTGCCGCAAACACTACGGTTGCAAATTCCGCTGCACCAAAGAATGCCTGTGCGAATACAGGAACATATGTTAATGTACAAGTCACAACATCTGAAAATTATTACAACAATTATGACGATGAACAAGGTGGAACAGCATATAGTACTGCGGCCAACGGCCCGTTCGTTTCGAAATGGGCAGGAGATTTGGGAAACACTTTCAAATATTCCATGTGTCCATCAGATAGACCATCTGCAACATTAACTGGATCAGTTGCATGGGCAGTAGCAACTGGTGTTCTTACAGGAACAGGAACTTTATTTGGTATAGAACTTAGAGTCGGAGATGCTATTTCAATTGCAGGAGAAACAGGGTTGCACATTGTGAGCGCAGTTACTTCTAATGTTGCGGTGACTTGTTCTTCAACAAGTTCAACCGATAGTGCTGATGTAAGTTCAGGAGCTGCAGCTACTCGCCAAAAGAGATCAGCTTTCCACACTATTGCTTCAAATATGAAGGGAACTGTTGTGGTAACTGCTGACAGTACTACCGTGACTGGAACAGATACTTTATTTGATTCGCAATTTATAGTTGGAGATAAAATTACTATTAATGGTGAAACCAGAAAAGTAAAAACTCTTACATCAAATACTGTAATAGTAACGGATAAAAAATTCCTTGCGACTGCATCTGCTCAAACTTATACAAGAGATTGGGAATATGCGAGTGCGTTTCCAGAGGGGCCTCCAACAACTTCAACACACGCTGCTGACAAATCTATGGCATTAGATGAAATTCATATTGCAGTTGTCGATGAAGATGGGGATTGGACAGGAACAATTGATGAAGTTGTAGAAGCACATGCAAATCTTTCGGTTGCAAAGGGAGCGAAAGACGATCGAGGCGAAGATATTTACTACAAAAATTGGATCAACAAATATTCCAAATTTATGTGGTGGTTACAACGTCCAATTGTCGAGTCAGAAGTTACAAGTGGAGATTATACAACTCCTGCCGCTACTGGATCTAAGACGCTTCGTGCATGGGGTGCGACCGCTGATGCAAGTGGAACACAACAAGTAGATGAATTTTATATGCCTGGGAAACCCCAAACTGTGAGTTTTTCGGGAGGAACTGCTGGTTCTGCTCCGAGTGATGCGGATGTTATTCGTGCGTATGACTTGATGAAATCCGCAGAGGATGTTGATGTTTCTCTGTTGATGACAGGTTCACATAGTTCAACAGTTGTTCGTCATTGTATCGGATTCTTTTCACCCACAAAAGCACAAGTTGTGGGAACCACAAGTTCTTCTGTCGCTACTACTAATGTAACTGGACACCGTGATACTGTTAATCAAAACTCTTCTTACGCAGTTATGGACTCTGGTTGGAAACAAATGTTCGATAAACATAATGACAAATTCCGTTATGTTCCTCTGAATGGAGATATTGCTGGACTTTGTGCTCAAACCGATGCAGAACGAGATCCTTTCTTCTCTCCTGGCGGATTTACTAGGGGTCAGATTAAAGGAGTTGTAAAACTTCCTTACAATCCGAAAAAAGCAGAACGTGATTCGTTGTATCAATCACAAGTCAATCCAGTTGTTTCGTTCCCAGGCGAAGGTACAATTCTGTTTGGAGACAAAACACAATTGACTAAACCATCTGCATTTGATCGAATCAATGTACGAAGGTTGTTTATTCTTCTGGAAAAAGCAATTGCAAATGCAGCCAGATTCCAGTTGTTTGAGTTCAACGATGAGTTTACACGTTCACAATTCGTTTCGATGGTCGAACCTTTCTTGCGAGATATTCAAGGAAGAGGAGGAATTCAAGATTTTGCAGTTGTTTGTGACGCTTCAAATAATACACCACAAGTTGTAGATTCTAATTCGTTTAG